GCTGCTGGAACTCTTTACCCTGCTGGTAAAGTTCACGGTTTAACTATCTATGTTGATCCAAACTTACGTTTCGATGATAACACTATTCTTATCGGTCGTAAAGGTGCTGACGAAGAGCCAGGACTTAAATTTATGCCTTACATCATGGCAGAATCTCTTCAAACTATTTCTGAGGGTACATTCTCTCCGAAAATCGGTATGAAGTCAAGATATGCTTTGGTTGAAGCTGGATGGCATCCACAAACTCAATATGTTCAATTCAACATATTGAATGCAGCTGGTAACGCTTCAGGTGTACAGTACTTAGGTTAATCTTAATTGACTTAATAATAAAAGTAAAGCCCTCTTCGGAGGGCTTTCTTATTTTAAGAGGTCAGATAAATAACTAAAATAATTGTCTAATTAGGTAATTATAACAACTATTTAATCTGAGACCCCCTAACGGCCTTAACTTATTTTTAATATGAATACTCATATTACAGGATTGGAGAGACCAGGAGTGATCAGAGAAGATCGAGTAATTAAAAAAATGAAACAATAAAATGGCAAACCAAGTATTGTCTTACACAGAATTCCTAACTGAAAAAGTTAACCAAAACTTAGCATCTATGCCTGCTGCAGGTTCTAGATTAGGAAAAAGCGTTGATCCTAAAATGGCTAAATTAGATATGCCTAAAGGTTCTAGCATTAAAAAATCGGTTGACACTAAAATGACTGATCTTAAAGCTGCTAAAGGTGCTAAAATCACTAAGTCAGTTAACCAAAACTTAGCAGAAGCTGCGCCTAAAGGTAAAGCTATCACTAAGTCAGTTGATCCAGCATTTGGCAAATTAGTTATTAAAGGTACAGCTATCACTAAGTCAGTTGATCCTAAGATGGCTAGCAAACAAAAATAATTAAAAACTCGATGAGGATTACACTAAGCGTACCTCCTAGCATAATTCAATATATGGATGAAGCAGGTATTCCTATGCAGGAAAGAGCAGATCTTTATGAAAGATTTGTTATGTATGCAACTGGTCTAATGACTGGCGACGAGCTTGATAAATTTGAATCATATGCAGCCGATCACGAGTCAGCATATGCTGAAGACTCAAGATCAATGACATTTGAGTCTTTTATTCAACTAAATGAAAAGAAAAGAAATTCTCTTAAAGAATTAGTTGGTAAAGATGACGAAGAAGAATTAGATCTTGATGATGCTCGACGTATTGGAAGAAAAGTTTCCAAGATGACTGGCGATGATCGTAAGAAATTTGTCGGCATTATTAATTTTATGGGAGCAAGCTGCCGAATATACAATGAAATTTGGGCAAACTATAAAACAGTTGATCCAGAAAGAAAAGATTCCAATAAAGGTAAAGCCTTTAGAGGAGAAAAACCACAAGCATAATTAAATGGGAGTAATCTGCGAAATTTTTCAAAGTCACGAACTTAAATGGCAAGTTAAAGACTGCGAGCCAGTTTGGAACCAAAACGATCAAAAAACCGTTTTGCATAACTTTAATGTGTACCCTGACCTAGATTTTGTAGATGCCTATGGAAATTCTACCTATGTAAAGTATACAGGTGCAGATAAAATACGTGACCTTTTACTTGCAATACATGCAGTTATTTGTGGTTATGTTAATGAAAAGAAGAGCAAGTCTACTAAAAACGAAGCGCTTGAGCTTCCAGCCGGAGGATCTAATCTACCTGCTGTTCAAGGAAGTAAGGAACTTGCGACTATTCAGAAACCTGGATTGCCTGCAGTTACTCAAAAACCAGGACTACCTGCTGTTATACAAAAACCAGGCTTGCCTGCAACTATTCCATATGATGCAGCTCAGTATACAAAAGAAGATCCAGAAGATCAAAAATTGTTACCAGCTCCGGCCGAGTCTCTTTTTTATTGTTTAACAATGGAAGACGAGAATAAAGTAATACATACAATCGAGGTTAAGTCTGGCGAAACTGCTCCAACTATAGAATCTTTAATTGGAACTGATATTGAAGCTAAGGGTAAGATAAAACTTGCGTCTGGCCCATACAAAACGCTAGAGGAAGTTGAAAAAGAGTGTACACTTGAAGAAAAACCAGAAGAAGACTGCTGCAATTATTATGTAACTATTAAAACAAATAAGTTACGAATGATTGAAGAAGGTTCTGGCGAAAAAAACGTTAAATTTAGATATTTAATGTCAAATAACATGTTAAAGGAATTAGGCGGCGATAAAATAGCAAACGCTGATAAATTTACTATTTCAATTACACCAGCTTCTACTAGATTAACTAAATTATTTGGTGCAAGCTTTGATATGAAGCTTGAAGATTTTCAAAGCGACGATCCAGTCTATGCTGGAAACTTAATTGTTGCAGTTATTCCAACGTTAGATTTAGATATTGTTGGAAACGAATCTTTACCATCAACTCAAACTGCAAAGACTTATAACGAAGTTAGCGCAAGAGAGTTAAAGCGTAGAATAAATGAGTTAGAGTTCAATAGAACAAAACCCATGACTCCAGAACAAAAAGAAACTGAGTTTAAAAAGCTTCTTACCAAATGGGAGGAAGACGAGCGTAGAGATAATGCATAACTCAAAGAATAAATAAACAAAAAGGTCCAATATAAATGGCAGGTTTACCACATTTTAAAAATTCAACAGTAGGTCGTAATCTATTTGAACCGTTATACCTTAACCAGTTCACGGTAATTATTACTCCTCCTGCATCAATCAACAATAATACAATTACCCCATTATTGGTTGAGCACGTAAAATCAATTAAAGGTTTACCAGAACAAGCTGGTACCGGTACATTGGCAACACAAGCGTACAGATTCTCTAAAAGATATTTCGCAGCAGCAGCTCCTAAGGAAACTGGTGCAAAACTTACAATTGATTTTGAAGTCAACTTAAATGACGCAAATGAAATGTATGTTTACAATCAATTTAGAGCATGGGGTAACCTAGTATACGATCCATTAACTGGTCGTCAAGGTCTTAAAAAGGACTATGCTCCAAATGGTGCCAACATTTATGTAGGTATTCACAACAGAGCCGGCGATATCTATAGAGAATTTACATTCTCTCCAGTATTTGTTTATGGAGATAATTTAACTGGTGAAATGGATTTGAAATACGAAGGTGATGCAATTTATACAACAGCATTCCAATTCGTTGCAGATAGCTATACTGAAACCAGAAACGGACAATTCTAAAAATTAAAAACCTAAAGCTAAATGGATATTTTTAACCTAAAAAGCAGCGCTGTTAAAGACTTTAAAAGATTTATGGATATAAAGGCTCCGTCGTTTGGTGGACCTAACGAAACTGAGTCATTTGATAAATCTAAAAGAAAGTCTTTAAAAGAATGGACTAATATTGCAAAAAGAGACGCTAACTTTGAAAATGGCGGAAAGAATCATAATAACGATAGTTATTGGAAAGCTTTTAACAGTGATGTACCAAGTCGTGCAGCTAAAATTAAAATCGAAGAACCTTTAAATACGACTCCAGCAATGGGCGTTACAATAGTAAAAGAAAGTCATGTTCCTCAATTTGAAAACTATATGTTTGAAGAAGACGAAGAAATTAAAGACACTGAAATAGAAGAAACTCCAGAAATCGACGAAGAAGCTCTTGAAATGTTTATGGAAGAGTTTAGCGATGAACTAAAAGAAATTTTAGAAATTGCTTGCGAAAAAATGGAAATCGAAAAAGACGAATGTGTTGAAATATTTAAAGCAGCTATTCAACGAGTTGCAGAAATGCCAGAAGAGGAAGAGTCAGAAGAATTAACTGACGAAGACGAAGAATAATATTAAATTTACTTAAATAGAAAAGGAGATCAATGATCTCCTTTTTTTATGTCTTTTAGAACGGCTTGAAATTCTTGGTCTGGATCAATTACTGTAAAATCAAACTCGACCCAAGTATATGTGGTCTTTAAGAAATTAATTGAATTTAAGATGCCAGTTGGCGAAAGCTCAGTATTTAAATAAATTAGCCTGGAATATTTCTGGTTCTTTATCTTAATAACTTTATCAATTAATTTAGAAATTTCATAATTTAATAGAAACGCTTGGACTTTATTTGGAATAAAGATTTCAGTTTGAAATTTTTCCTTTACGATTTTATTAATATTAAGAACATAGTCGCTTTTACTTTTTTTAGAAAAGCGTTCAACAAATGTTTTATAATCTCTTACGAAAACAATAGTTAATTCTCTGGTTGCAATATCTTCTGTCAAAATGTGGATAACTTTTTTTATTCAGATTCGGTTAGAATCTGAACTACATCAACCCCTGCCTTTTTTAATAAGTCGAGACCGGCAGAGTCTCTGTACGTTTCTGAATAAACTACTCGGTTAATTCCAGCTTGTAGAATTAATTTGCTACATTCTCTACACGGAGACATTGTAACATAAAGCGTAGATCCCTCAGAAGATTGTGTGGATTTTGCAACTTTAGCTAGGGCATTTGATTCAGCATGCAAAACGTACCACTTAGTTTCATAGTCTAAAAAGTTATTATCTTTATCAAAGATTGGAGTTTCGCACTCGTTTTCAAATCCAGACGGGGTTCCATTATAACCATCTGCAATAATAGTATTGTTTTTTACCAATAGCGCTCCAACCTTTTTACGACGAGCATTGGATAACTGGCCCCATTGTGACGCCATTTTCATGTATACTATATCATATCTAGTTATCATACT